TTCCGTATTTTATTGTGTCCTTTGGTATGAGTACAGGAGGTACAGTTAGTGTTGGCGAAACTGCGTACTATCTTGATCAGCAAGACGAAATTAATGATATTAATCGCCAAGTTGCCAAAATCCGGCGAACTGTTTTCGACTTCTTTTACTATAATTCAGATGCCTGTACTAAAGACGAAGTGGAAAAATTCATTAACGCTATTCGAGGACAAGGAAAAGGTGGCACGAATGAGCATATTGTAGGCGTTCGTGCGGGTGAAGGTAAAATTGCGGACCTTATTCAAGCATTTGTACCACCGCAGCTACAAGCTGAAGCTCTGTTTAATAAGGAACCTATTATTAATTCGATCAATCGGATTAGTAATACGAGTGATGCGTTAAGAGGTACACAGTTTAAGACAAACACGAATAAAGATGCTGTACAAACGTATCAAGATGCAGCACGTATGGCAGTAGGAGCTAAGATTGACGTTGTAGAAGATGTAATTGCAGATATTGCCAATTCGTTTGCTGAAATTGCGGTTCAAGTACTAGATCAGGAAGAGGTTACTGGTTTAGTAGGTGAAACGCTTGCAGCTAATTGGGATAATATGACGCTAGAAGAGTATACGGCAAATTACAATATTGAAGTTGTAGCTGGTACGACTGAGAAAAAGAACAGCATCTTTAAGAAGAAAGAAGCTGTACAGATTGCTCAGGCTATTGGACAGTTTGCTAGTGCTGCTCCACTTACGAGTATGCGTATTATGTTGCGTGTGCTTGAACAGGCATTCACTGAGGTTGTAATCACTCCCGAAGATTGGGCGCAGCTTGAAAAAGAAGCCGAAGCTAATTTGCAAAAGGGTGTTACTACAGGTGGTGATCCTTCGCAAGGTGGTGGCGGTGACATTAAACAACAGCTTATGTCTTTGCCTCCTGAAATTAAACAGCAGGCTATGCAAATGAAAGAACAAGGAGCGCCAGACGATCAAATTAAGGCGTTTCTGATGGAAGCTGTACAGAAACAGGGCGGTGGGCAGGGTGCGCCTCCATCCGCACCTGAACAACAAGGCGCACCACAATCAGCACCGCAACAGCAACAAACGGCTGTGTGAGTCACACGAACGCCATAGGGGAAGTGCAATGGCTGGTAAAGTAGATCAGAACGCTGCGAATGAGTTGGTACGAGAGAATTTTGGTTTAACCGCTGATGATTTAGGGATGGACCCCGGTGAAGACTCAATTTTTTCTGATAATGATAGCAATCCTGACGATTTGGATGACACTGGTGGGGATAACAACGATCTTGGAAGCGATGAAAATTCCAACGTAGGGGATGATCCTTTATTTGAGGCTCCACAAGAAAAACAGGTACCAGTTCAACAGCAGCAGACACCGCCGCAGTCTCGTATTCCGCAGAGTGCAGAGGTAAAAGTTGACGGTAAGGGCAATCTTGTCAATCGTCAGACTGGACAAATTGTTGCCAAAGCGGGTGCAGAAGCCCGTATGTATCAGAAATTGCACAAGACAGAGGCTAATTATAGGCATCTTGAAGCGCAACATAATGATGTAACAACTCGATTGAATAAAGCAATTGAGCTTGGGACTGGCTTATATAATAGGTTGCAAGAGATACAACAGAGCCAAGCAGCGACTGCACCAAAGACGTTTGGTTTAAGTGATGCAGAAGCTATAGAAGCCCTGAATTTTGCTAAGGAAGCTAAGGTAAATCCTGTAGGAACAATTCAGAAACTATTGACCAAAGCGGCCAGTAGTGGTATAGATTTAACATCAATAGGTCTATCTGGCGGTAATTTCGATCCTAAATCATTACTTGATCTTGTTAGGGGCGAAATTAACAATGCCATGAACCCGCTGAAAGAGCGGAGCCAACGGGAGACTGCACAAGAGCAGGCTCAGCGTGAGGCAAATGAGCGAAGCGAACAAGCAACGCGAGACCTTAACTCCTTCCTATCTGCGAACCCCGAAGCGCGGGAATACCTTCCCGTTTTTGCAAAGGTGTATGAACGTCCTGAATTTCAGCACATGAGTTTGGGCGAGGTTTGGGCTAAATTGCAATTGAACCTGTTGCGCCGTCAAGGACAGCAGCGCCCCCCGAACCGGCAGCAAACCCGTAGGCCGGGGGTACCTAGTGGACAAAGATCAGCTCCAAGGGGTACCCCTCAGAATAGTGGTTTAGCTTCCGTGGATACGTCATATGAAGACATTGTGAGGGACTTGCTAAAATAGTGTGTGACTCACACAACCGGGGCCGACCGGGATGCACAATTCCCCGGCCTGATGGAGCAATAAAATGGAACTTGATACTGTTATTCACTCCATGCTCACTCGCTCAAGGGCGAAGTTGATCATGGCATCTGCAATTAGTGGAACTGTTTCCACTTATCTTCACGCCAAGAAGCGTATTGTCGTCGAAGATGGTGGACCGCAGATCACCAATCCATTGATTACCGGCCTGAACCCGAATGTTCAGTCAATGCAGTATTATGATACTGTGTCGATTGATCAGACCAATGAGTTCACGACTGTTGAATATAGCATGTCGCGAGTTGTTGGTTCGCTGATTATCTCCGATCAGGAAGAAGATGAAAACCAAGGTCGTGCGCAAATCTTCAAAATCCTGACTGGTAAGATTAAAGCGTTGGATGAAAGTATCAGCCGCCAGTTTGCTACGTATCATACCAGTGTCGGTACTGGTACTGATCCAAACGGATTGGGCAATCTTATTCTGGCCGATCCGACGACTGGCTCGGTTGGTGGTATTAATCTGGCGTTGGAAAGCCAGTGGCGTAATTCTAGTTACGATTTTGCTGGCACCCTGACTCCGGAGAATATTGAGGAAGCTTTTGACGACATTACGGAACTCGATCTTAATCGGGGAAGTGATGGGCAGAAGTCTCCGAAACCGACCGTTATCTTTGCTGGTCGTAATATCTATCGTATGCATAAAGCCGCTGCGAGAGATAAACAGCAGATTGCCCTTAGCGAAACTGGTACGGGTAAGAAGCTGGTTAATCTTGGTATTGTGGGCACGACTCACAATGGCAAGCCCATTCTCTTTGACGAAAAGCTTCCTGCGAATGTTTGCTACTTCGTCAACGAGGAATATCTTACGTTGCACGTTTTGCGCGGCGTGAATATGAAGATTAAGAAACTGGTTGCTCCGTGGAACATGGATGCATCTGGTCGTCGTGTTGTGTGGGAAGGGCAGTTGTGCTCTTGGCGGCAATACCGTACCCATGCTTATCTCACCAATTAACAGCCTCCCGTTGATTGGTGAAACTCCCCCTGTGTGACTCACACGGGGGGCTTTTTTAGAAAGTCATTTACTCATTTAGCACAGAACGGAGAACTAAAATGGCTCAGGCTTATATGAATGGTGCAAGACTGGCGTATGTGGTAGTTCCTCTTGAAGGGGAAGTGACAAGGAAAATTAACACTTGGACGAAAAAAGCCGGACTTGGTAGTAAGTATGTCGATCAGCCTGCCGGTTTTATGGTGTATTTTCCTCGTGGGCATGTATTGAGGATTAGAGATCGGCAGATGCTTCGTCAGTATCGACTGGATAAACCCGCAAAGATTATCAATTTGGAAGGTCTTGCTGATCCAAACTCGCCGCTTGGTAAGATGATGATGAGCCAAGATGATAATGCTCGTCGTGGTGCGTTTGAAGATATGGAAAAGCAGGTAATTAAATTGGCTCAGGCAACTAGTGGGCGAATTGAACTTACCAAAGATGAAAGGGAATTGCCTAAGCATCCTGATGAACGGGATGAATAGGTTTTGTGAGGGTATGAACCCGACAAACAGGGCAATGGCCCATAGGAGCAAATATGTTTAGAGACCGTAATCCTTCAAGTGTCTATCTCCAAGGCATTAACCTGTATGTTCCGGGTATGCAGTATGCGTCTGAGTTGGTACATGGACAGCCGACTGATTTTTCACTTGGTAGTCCGGCTGCGCAGAGTGCTACGGCGTTTCTTAGTGCCGCAAATGCTCAGACGCTTGGTGATGTAGCCGTTGCGTCGGCTTCTCAGCTTGTTGATAGTCGCTATGGTCGTAACGTGCGCCTGTCAATTAGCGGTGATCCGGGTAATGCTCATGTGGTCGATGTTTATGGCTTCGACTATCTTGGACAACCGATGGTCGAGCGGTTCACTGGTGCGAGTGGTGTAACGTCAATCTTGTATGGTAAGAAAGCTTTCTATCGTGTGACTAAGGCAAAGGTTGTAACAGCGTCGTCTAATGCTGTGACCTTTAACCTTGGCACTGGTAGTAGGCTTGGTCTGCCGTTCAAGGGCGATATTATCGCCGTTAAGGAAGCAGGTGTACAGGTTCAGTTGTTTAACCGAGACTTTGAAATTTGGGCAGACCGAGCAGCGGCAAAAGCTGTGGCAGGAGGTTCCGAATTTCTGCGGGCTCCGTGTCCCGGTTATGTGAAGACGCTACTTGGTACTCCGAATGGCGGCGGTTCTACTACCGATCCAGTTATTACCGTGGAACTTGGTGGTGTTGCTATTACAGGGCTCACTGTTACAATTGATACCAGCAATGCCGCTGGTTTGACTGTATCGGATGCGCCGACGACAATCGGATATAATGCCAATAACAGGTTTGTAACGAATGATATGATTGAACTTGTTGGTGCTGCGGCAGCATCGGCGGGCTCTGATCGTGTTGGTATTGTTGTTACGCCGACGCAGTTTGTTATGCCTGATTTGACTGATCCGGCAACGGCTACGACTGGTGATCCTCGTGGTACGTATGAAGCTCTGCGTACCCTTGACGGATCGGAAATTATTGTTTCCATGATCGGCAATAACGCTGTGAATGCGGATAATAATGGAGGTCTGCACGGCCTCAAGCACTTCGGAGGCTAGTGGAGAGTGGGAGGGGCTTAACTTTGGCTCGGTGTAGTCCCTCCCATTTTCGTGTGAGTCACACAGGGGAAATAAATGAGTAGCACGATTAGACAAATTGTTGATGATGCATTAAGCGTACTTGGTGAAGTCGCTGGTGCTGGTGTTAGTGCTTACTCAGAAGATCGAATGATGAATGATGCTATTCGGTCTTTTAATTTATTGTTTAAGAAGTACCATTGGCCGCATATGACTGAGTGGTTTAGATTTCAGCTAGACGGTGTTTTAGGCATTCCCCCGGCTGATACTTTTGCGTTTGTGCGTGATATTGAAGATTTTGTTTCAGTACATCTTGACGCTAATCATACTCCTTTACCTGTATTGAACAAAAAACTTAATCCGTATGCTGTGAAAGCTTTACAGGGAGCAGGTAATGCACAAGCTTGGACGTTTCAACCTGTTTCCTCTGCAACATTTCCTGATAGGTACTTGCAATTCTATCCGCTTGCGTCAACTTCCTATATCAATGTCTGTGCAAGAGTGTATCCTTTGGCTCGTGGGGTACCGTGGGATTGGTCAGACGAAATGCCCCTTGATCATGATATGCTTGTCTGCGGTACCGCTTTTATGACTTTGAGTAGTGATGATAGTAATCCCGGAGCTACAGATGCACAACGAAATATGATGGAAATTCGCTATCGGGATATTATCGCTTCACTTGCGGATCAGCCGATTATCACTCGTTCACCTAATGCATCTGTTCCGAATGAGTGGGTTCCTTACATTCGATAATTCGTGTGAGTCACACAGATGGTTGTATCCATTTTCAATAAGAGCATGAAGAAGTCTCAGGCATCAAAACTTGAGACTTCAACTTTGCGTGGATTTGGTGGTGGTTGGAACGCTGTTGATGATGATCATGCAATGGCTCCTCGCTATTGTACATCACTTGTGAACTTTCAACGTACTCCTTCTGGTGGACAGCAGAAACGATGGGGTACGAAATGGTTTGTGGATATTAAAGACGTTAATGATAGTCCGATTGTAGATCAATATTACTTCAATGGGCGACTTATTAACGTTTGCGAGAATGGCGTTATTGTATCGGTAACAGATGGTGGTACTAAGGCTGTAATTTGGAATACAGCTATAGCCGCTGAGCTACCGGGGGCACCGTCAGCTTGGACGACAGGTGTAACGCAAGTATCTTTTGTTCCATTTAAGAATACACTAATTATACATAATGGACAGGATAAGCCTGTTTCCATTTCGTCAGCATTTGCTGTAACGTATTTGCAAGACTTGGCGACAGGTAGTAACGTTAACGTTCCTATCGGTAAATATGGTTGCATTGCTGCAAATTATCATTGCGTTGCAGGTTTTTCAGCTTCTCCGACAGAAATTATCATATCTGCGGCGGGCACATCAGGAACATTTGTGGGTGATCCTGATCCAAATGACTCGATTTCCATTGACGTAGGTGCTTATGCGCCAGAAGGTGCGGCGGCTATTCGTGGAATTGCTGGATTTAGAACTAATCTAATTGTGTTTTTACAGGGAATTGCAATTCAAGTTATTCTTGGAATTTATGATGGAACAACACATAAGCCGGAATTTCCTGATACATTTCCGAAATTCGGGCTTATTGGGAACCGTTGCATTACTGTAGTGGAAAATGATCTTGTGTTTGCTGGTCTTGGAGGACTTACCAGTGCGCGGCGTAATGCATTTGTTACACAGCATTTAGATAGTTCTTATCTATCTAATATTATCGAACCGGAATATCGGGAACGAGTTGCGGCGCTATCTGACACGGAGCAGCTTGTAAATTCATTTAGCATCTATGATCCATTGCAACGCAACTACATCTTGTTTACTAAAGATGGAAATGCACTTTGTTATACATCTAATGAAAAGCTGAATTATAAAGGATGGTCTAGTTTTGTAGGAATGGATTATACTTGTGGTTGTACGTCATTCCTTGGTCGTGTTTTTCTATCTAAAGGGACGCGAATTTATCAGCTTGGAAATAAGACGTTTGGTGAAGAATATTATGCTGATAAAATTTATGATCGTGATGTTACATGGTCACAAAGTTTAGCCGTTACTACAGGAGATTTGGTTTACGATAGTGTTACAGATGAAGTTTATACGGTTAGTGTGACTCACACGACGCCTGCAACTGGTACTTTTGCGGACGAACGAACAGCAACACCAGAAAAATACGCATTATATGAAGGTGTGGCAGTTGATTTTGTGCTGGAAATGCCTTGGTTTGAAGGCAAAGATCACATGAAAATCAAACACAATCGTTTTATTAGTGTAGGGTCTACTGGAACGTCAGAATTTACGGTTGAGTGTTATGTGGATGATTTATACAAGGATGCAGATGGAAATGTTATCTATGATCCGGCTTTAAGTTTAACGTTTACAGGTAATGACACTCCCGGTTTTGGTATTTTTACAGATCAGTTTGGTGGTAGTCGGCGCTCTGCTACACCATTGCTGTATAAATATCCAATAAAGTTCAAGATTATTAAGTTTCGTGTGTATGGTTCGTCAGTTCACGCCCTGATAATCAATTCTTTCTCGTTTGTCTTCGCTCGTGGAAGGTATTTCAGATAATGGCTACAACCTACACATCACGGTTTAGACTTGCTAAACCTGACTTTCGGACTTCGCCATGGAGTTCACAAGTCAATGAAAATGCGGATCGCATTGATACGCTTATGTATCGCTTGATGCAGGCTAATTCCATTATTGAGTTTAAGAATAACGTAGAAGTTGCTCTTGGCGATATTCTGTATGATGCTGATACGACAACGCTTTGGATTAATAATACAGTACATACTACTGTTGCGACTGGTACGTTTGCTGATGAACGTTTTGCTAATTCATCTTATTGGACTGCTTTGCAACTTGGTATTCAAGCTAAAGGACAATGGCAACGAAATACATTTTATCCTGTAGACTCACTTGCCTATGATGCAACTGAAGGATTAGCAGGCATTTGTATCGTTGAACATACATCACCTAATACTGGATCAATGCGGGATGATGCAGATAATTGGGTTATGTTAATTGACTCTGGCGGCGGTGGTGGTGTCCCTGCATCTTCTGTTTCGTATGATGATACAACAAGTTCTCTTGATGTTACGAATGTTCAAGATGCTATTGATGCGTTAGACGCTGATTTAGGCAGTATAGACTCTACTGTGTCTACTTTGGATTCTACTGTTGCTGGATTAGTAACTAGTAAAGGTCCGTCAGATGCAACTTATTTAGTACGAACTGCTCATGAAGACTTATCATCAGAGCGCATTGTTACTGATGGAACCCATATTACGTGGGATTGGTCTGCTACTGGTATTGTTAAAGCTGTCTTAAAAGCTGCTTCAGTTACAGCTTCACAAATAGCTGATACAACTATAACGTATGCTAAGTTAGCCACAGAAGCGGTAGCCTCAGCAGCGGAAATACTAAGCAATACAGCTAATAAACTCGTTAGTGTTTCTAATCTTTGGGATGCTAATGTTGTATATAATTTGGGTAATGTATCAGGTACTGTAACATTAGACTTTAACACTCATACGAATTTTCGTTGTGTGTTAACTGGAAATGTTACGTTTGCTAATCCTACTAATTTGAAGAGTGGTCAATCTTTTGGATTGTTTATCACTCAGGATGGTACAGGAGGCCGAACAATTAGCTTTGGTACTAAATGGTTGCCTGTAGGTGCTAGTGCTATGACATATAACACAGCAGCGAATAAGCGCAATTATATATCTGGTCAATATGATGCTAATGGAGACATCATTGCGTATAGCGGCGGTAAACTCGAATAGGCTAATTTTGCCTAAACGGAAACTGTACGTCCCGCAGCGTAGATTTATTAAGCATCGCGCAGCAGGAATACCATTCGTTGGGCCGATAATGTTGCCATCGAAAGGCGGTCCTGTATCTGTACCGGGAAGTATAAGTTATACGACTCCGGGGACTTATAATTTCGTTATTCCGTTATATACCACACTTACTGTTGATGTTCGCGGTGCTGGTGGTGGTGGTGGTGGTCTTTATGGTCATGCTTGGGATTATGAAGATCAGTATTTTGGAACAGATGGTGGACCTGGAGGTGTAAGTCAATTTCAATCATCAACGTATGTTCAAGGGAATGGCGGTGGTGGAGGGCATCAAGGTGAGTATATCTATGATGACGTTGGTAGTCATATTGGTAGTAATGGTACCGACGGGACAGCTTCAGGAGGCGACACAAATACAACAGGTGGTGGATCGGCTGGAGGCTCAGGTAGCACGGATAGCATATTTTATAATAGTCATGGTGGTACTGGTGGATATGGGGGTCGTGCCGTTAAAGAGTTTGCTATTGGCAATTTAACTGTAGGAAATACTTACGTAGTTGTTGTCGGTACAGGTGGTATAAAAGGTACAGAAACTTTTTCTGGTTCTCATAGAGGTGATGGTTATCCGGGATCAAATGGTGCGGTGTACATTAGTTGGACTTAGTGTTTGACTCAAACAATGAGGATAAAAAGGTTGTCGAACATGGAAAAACCTCGAATAAGTCCCCTCATTAACTATGGTGCAATGCTCCAGACGATGACGGTACTTATTTCTGTTGGATCATTGGTTTGGATGCAAGCTGTACAGACTACTGAAAATAAAGCAACTATGACAATGATTAATGAGCTTAAGCCTGTTATTGCAACAAATACAAAAGCTAATATAGAACAGTCTGCTCAACTAAACGCTCTTACTACAACGCTTACACAGCTTAGATTGGATCAAGCAGCAATACTAACTAAGCTTAGTAATATCAGTGAAGACCTTGCGGCAGTCAAAGCTGTAACCAAAAATCGGTAGGTTATAATGACAAGAGATTGTTACATACGGCCTTATGAAGTTTCAGATATACCGTTTATGGTTGACTCTGTTTGTAAATACGTACCTGAATTGCCTGCGTATAAAAACATTACAGTTTCAAGTGTTCGTGTAGAGTATATACTTAAACACAATCACGGAAATGCATCACATTTTCAGAGTTGGGTTCTTATTGATAAAAAGACCAATCAACTCGTAGGAGGTAGTGCTGGCTTTTGTGTACCGGGAATGCTTACATTAGACTTAGTTTCTAATGATGTATTCCTGTTTATCCTGCCTGAATGGCGCACACTTCGTCACTGTTGTTCACTAATAGTAGCTTATACACAATGGGCTAAGGCTCGTGGATGTAAGCTTATTATGGCAAATCAGACAAGTGGTTATCGTATTGAAGCCTTAAGCGCGGTAATGCGTCGCATGGGCTTTGAAGAAGTAGGTAAACAGTTTATGCTTCGTATGGGTTAGAACCGGGAAAATCCCGTGTGACTCACACAAAATAGGAGAAAATCATGTCAAGTTCCTCCCCTCCTCCAGACAATAGCGTTCAAGTCAAGCAGATGGAGATTGCCGAAGCTCGTCGTCAGCAAGAAATTCAAGACAAAAAAGATGCTGAAGCAAAGGCTGCTCTTGCAGCATTGCGAACTAATTCTCGTAATGCAGCAGGCAATCAAGCAAGTCAGTTCTTTACACAGCAGGGCTTAGACCCTTCGTCATATACGTCAGATATTAATTCGTATCTGGATAGTGTGCTTTCTGGTATCGCTCCTGATGATCCAAATCCGGGAGCGTATTTTAAGGACGCTGGACAAACTGTTTATAATCAGCTTGAAACTGGCGCACGTACCAAAGCTGCGAACGAGCTAGATCGTATCTTTGCACCAAACTTTGAAACGAAACGTATTCCGTTTACGCTTGATGATCCATATCTTGACAGTATTCAGGCTGAACAGCGGGCTTCGGCTGATGCTATTGTTAAGAATATGCTTGATCGTGGCGTTATTACGAATGCTGGTTATGGTGCAGCAGAGGCTGATCTTGATAAGCAAGCAGCAGGAGTTAAATCTCGTCTGAATGAACTTGGCACTACTGCAATTGCTGGTGGGCAGCAGTCTCTTAGAGATATTGCTAATCAGGCAAGACAAGATGCTGCGCAGGTTAAAGTTGGACAGAACTTTGACCCATATAGCTACTCGTCCGATGCAGATCAGGCGTTTGATGACTTTATCAATAATCTTGGCACGAACCTTAGAGCTAAGATTAGTGGTAATATGTTTAATACAACTGGTCTTGCTGCAATTGCTGGCGCTGCTCAAGGTGCGGGTAATACTGCATTTAATCCAGCGGCGGCAGCTGGCATTTCGGCAGATGCTACGTCAACCGATGATACGTCAAAAGACAAGACCAAAGAAAGCATTTTCTAATTCGTGTGACTCACACGGAGAAAGGGTAATCCAATGGAAATGCTTGGTGCCATTACTGGCCTGATTGGTGCCGGTCTGCAAGCAAAAGCGCAGGCCGACGCCCAACAAGTTGCTTGGGCAAACCTTATATATCAGAAACAGCGAGACGCTGCAAATCAGCGTTTCGCATCTGCTACGCGAAGTGATGCTTTTGGCAATCAAGAAAAGTACAATGATCTTTTGAATAAGTGGGAGACTATTCTTACTCCTACTCAAAATAGGATCATGAAGGCAGGGGAGCAAGAACAACTGCTCTCTATGACAGAAGATGCGATGCGTAATCGCCGACAAAAGCAACGCGCAGAGCAAACTGCTATTAATGCTGGTAAGAACTTTCAGCAAGCACTAGCAGGATACAAGTACGATCAGCCCAAGTCAGAACTCGCTAATCGCGACGAATTGGAACGATTGCTCATTGATAATAATGCGCAACAGATGAAGGATGATCAAGGTCTTATTGCTCGTCAAGCTCTTCGTATGGGTAAAGGTGCAGACTATGCCCGTATCATTAAGGCAACTGATGATGCAATGGGACAAAAGCTTCCTGCACTTATGCTTCAAGCAAGGGATCAGGCAAAGACAGAACATGCTCAAGCGGTACAGCAGCATCAACAGCAGTATCTACCTGAAATACAGAATTGGGAACAATTAATGTCTCAGGGAGGCGGTGATGCGGGCCTTAAATTCTCAAACGTACCGCAAGAGGTGCAGGCAATGCAACAGGGTATGGCTGGTGCTATTCAGTCAGCTATGCAGTCTGGTGCTAGTAGTATTGGGAGTGCTTACAATTCCTTGGCTGCTACAATGGGTAAAAGTCCTGACCTTAAACCGATAATTTCGGCTTTGTCTGGCGGAAAAACGACGAGTAGGCAACCTAAATATAGCATGGTTGCAAATAGTTCCTCGTCAAATGATCCTGATATGAACCGTCAACCGTGGGACGCGGATATACCATGGGCACAAACAGGTGATTACCTGAATAATATGGACTATGGTGACTGGCTATTTTAATCGTGTGACTCACACAGAAAGGTAACTACAATGCCCGGCGGTAACATTCTCGATCAGATCAAACAGCTTGCTGGCCCAATCCTCGCTTCGCCGCAGGGACAAGCTATGGCACAGGCTATTATGTCTCAATTGGGCGGTAGTGGCGGCGATCCTCGTGCGCAGATGGCACAGAACCCTATGGGGCCACCTACAGGACAAGATGCAGGTAATCCGGCAGTTAATATGCGTGGTGGTTCTGCTATGGGTCGTGGCCCTGCAACGGATGGTGAGTTAGAGGGAATGAATGATACACGTAATCAAATGCGGCCCGATATGCCTTACCAGCCGGGAATGGATGAAGGAGGCGGGGGTGGTTTAAACTCTGATGGGCCTACACCAGACGAAATTAAGCTGCTTATGTCGAACCCGTCGCCTCGTAATCAGGCAAATTTCGATAAGTTGTTTGGTCCCGGTGCTGCGCAGCAGGTTCTTCAAGGCGGTGGCGGACAGCCACAAACGTCTTATGAAGACGATGTTCGTGGGGCTATGAATGATGCTAAAAAGGCAAAGTCAAAGCCAAGTGATAATGACGGTGATGAATAAAACTGTGTGACTCACACGAGGATTTAGCTATGGGTCTTCTATCTGATTTTGGCTATACAGACGGTAACAATTCTACCTACGAGGAACAGCCGAAACCTCAGGTAGAAGATAAAGAACCGGATGATCTTCCGAGCGCAATCATAGCAACAGCTAACAAGATCGGGATTAACCCTCTCGATCTTGCTACTGCTATTTCGTATGAGACAGGAGGAACGTTTAATCCTCGTTTGCTAGGGCCTGAGACTAAAAATGGTCAAGGGCGAGGGATTGGCTTGATCCAATTTATGTCAAATGGGGCTGCGAAAGAATATGGCGTCACACAAGACACGAGCATTGCAGATCAGCTTAAAGCAGCGGGCCGATACCTTGTTGATCGTGGTGTTAAGGCTGGAATGGGCCTGCTTGATATTTATTCTGCTATTAATGCTGGTCGCGTGGGTCTTTATGATCGGAGTGATGCTAATAACGGCGGCGCTCCGGGGACGGTTAGAGACAAAGTTGAAAAACAAATGGCAGGACACCGCATTAAGGCGGCGCAACTTTTAGGCTATCAGAAATTTGATACACCAAGTGTAACTCCTGCTGCTTCTCCTGATTATCCCGGTTATATCCCTCCAACAGGTCCGCGTCGCAGCGGTGCATCAGAAGGCATTGGTTATGTCTCTGATAATAATGGTGGTTGGCGTCCAGCAGAACCGGGAGAGGCACCACAAGCTATGTTTTACGGTGAGCCTCGTAATCATCCACGAGCTACACCAGCTTATATTCGCTCTGGAACTCCGGGAGTACAGGCTTCTTATGTCCCGTCTGAGATGCGTGGGCCATTTAGAAAACAACCTGTACCGCTTGAAACTGGTGTAGCAACTGTAGGTGCGCCAACAGCAGATGCTATGCCAGATATGGGCGTTCCTGCAATGCCGGGTATGGCACAAGAAGCTATGCCGCCCATTAATGAGCAACTTGCACAGCTTTTAATTTCTAATGTTCCGTCTCAACCCGAGACACCTAATTTGATGAATGAGAGTGAAGGGCTTAACTTTCCCGTAACCGCTACGAATATTAGCATTCCATCACAGGCACCACAAAATGTTCTTACTACTACTCCCCCTACTATTACGCCTGCTAACACTCCTCCTGCCGTTACTCCCGATCCTATTCCTACTCCAATACCGCGTGTGAGTCACACAGAACCTCCTACTGTTCCTATTTCAACCGATAATATGCCAGATTTGCCTCGAACAGAGGTTGTAAAACAAGACACTTCGCCATTAACTTTGGATGCTGCGATTAAAGTTGGCTCAGACGTTCTAGGTGGTATAAAAGAGTTTGGAGCTAAGGTAGCTGGCAATTTAACGGGATACCCGTTTGAACTTGCGGGTGGCATTCGTGCGGCTGTTCCAAGTTTTAGCGGTATTGATCGTAGAGCGTCCGCAGAGAACCTAATTAATTTAGGCCAAAAGATGCGGGAAGGCTCTGATTATCAGTTTGGGGCATCTCCCACTGGTGATACCTTATTTCAAAAAGCCGCAGTATTAGCTGGTCGTAATATAACCCCAATGGGAGCATCTACAACTACTGCAACAGGTCTGATGATGGCGGCTGATGCTGCTAGTCAGTTTATTGGATCAGCTAATGCAAAACCTTTGATAACTAAAGAAGAGGCTGAAAAACTGCTATTTCCCGGTCTTGGAAATGATCAGATTGGGCCACAGTTACCCCCTCGTATTGTTATGACTTCTGCGGGACCGGCAAAACTTAGTGATGCTAATTATCGTTTGTTTGGTGTTATGGGCGCACTAACAATTGGTGCCGCCCTTCTTCCTATGATTACAAAGCGCGCAATTACTACTCGACTCGGTAGACCTATTGATAATGTTCCGGATGACGTAAAAGCGTTTTCAAATAAGTGGGATTATTTGCGTACCGCAGATGATAAAACAATCGGTTTATGGCGTATTGCACGAGGGATGAATGTTAATCCTATTGTGCTTAACGATTTTAAGACACGATTTGATTTTGAGACCGGCAGCGCAGTTCAAAACTATGCTAATGCTGCTATTAATCATGGAGAAATGGCATCGCCTAATTTTACTTATAAAGTTAGTGTGCCTCTTGTTAAGTTAGCCGAAGCAGAGACAGATGATGTTACCCGATATATGTATTTACATCATACGCTTGATCAAATTCGAGAAATGGAACGGGTAGCATTGGCTAAAACTACAAATGCTGCGTATGGCGGTAAAGCATCTATTCCTGCCCCCGGTCCTGTAATTGTTCGTGGTATGGATAAATCGACTGTACGTGCAGAAATTGCTGCTATGGAAGCTACGCCAGATGGACAAACGCTGATTGATTGGCGTAAAAACTACCTTGAACATCAAAAAGCTGTACGTGATTTTGAGTATCACGGTGAGTACGGTATGTATACGCCTGAGCGGTATAAAGACCTTAACAAACAAGAGCCAAACAAGATTTATCAACGTGACCTTGATATAGAAAATACAGATGCACCGATTAACCGTGTATCAACTGATTTTGGTAATTCACAGCAAGATCGAATGCGCGCTCGTATGGAGAATGAAGCTAAGGGTTATTATATAGATCAGATGGTAGCTCATGAGCCTGACTTTGCTAGACAAGTGTCTCGTGAAGAATTTAAGAAAAATGAAAAGTCGTGGGGACCAAATACTGTAACATTCAAACGACGAGGCAAAACCGAGTATTGGGTTACGGATAAATTCGTTCGTGATACGCTTATGCTTGATCCCTATTTTGTGAATAGTGGATTTAGCAATATCTTTAATACCACTCGTAAAACTGTCGAAATGACTACAACGGGAGCATTAGCCCCACAATTTGCCTTGACTAACTTACAGCGAAACTACCTTTTAGGAAGAATGTCTCCTGAAAATGGTTTCGTCGGGCCGACTATATTAGGTACGGTAAAGGCTATTCCGCAGCAACTTTACCCAAAAATGGCAGACGTGTTTTCTAAAAAGTTTGATGATTGGTCAGGCGGCTGGATGGGTAACGTTTTGGGCCAACAGAATTTGCGTGGACTTTCACTTAAGTTAGCGCAAGTTCACGATCAGTCTTTGTTAATGCAGTTAACTAAAGAAGGCGGTGTACATACTAGTATGTTTCTTGATTATAACAAAGAAGCATCTAATGCACTTAGTCGTCTTGGTGAACCTGTATTTATTGGTGCAGCGGGCAAGTTTCTTAAGGGAATAAAAAACGTCTTTGATGCTGCTCATAATGCACCTAATTTTGCCTATGCCTCTCGTAATATCAAGAAGGGCAAAACGGTAGGGGAAGCTGCACGTTCTGCAAAACAGTTAACAGGCGATCCGCAAAAGATTGGTCGTTACCTTAATAGTGAAGGTAAGCCAATTGGTTATTCTGAAACTCAGGGTGCAGGCTTTTTTGATAAAGCTTTAACCAAAAGTATTCAGAAATACGGAGCGTTTAACGAATACTATGGGCGGCAAATGTCGCCTTGGTGGAACGTTACAACGCAAGGCATGAAACGAGTTGGTAAAGCTTACCTAGATAATCCGGCTAAATTCATTGGTCGTGCATATCTTTATAATATCATGCCAGCAGCGGCATTGTATATGTACACAAGGGGTATCGGAACTGATCCAAATGGAATTGATTATGTGGATTATGCCATGAACAGGCGTAGTCCTTATAAATCATTCATGACTATTTACATTCCTATTAAGGGCCGTCCCGCTGAAAATGGAATTGAAATTCCTTTGCCACACGAGTTAGCTACCATGTGGGCAATGACTGCCGCTGCTATGCATCATGCTACAGGCTCAGAGTTGTTTACTCGTGCTGATGATTTTATGCGTGCTGCATTGTCTATGGTCGGTCAAACATGGCAACCGGCTGATGATGTTCCTGTACGTAGCACTTGGGAAGACACACTTAACTTAGCTCGTGGACTACGTGATAACGGTCTCATGCCAGCAACGCCACCGCTTATCGGTGCTATAGCTGGTGCCCTTGGCTATGTAACACCTAATGGCCCTTTTGGTGGTGGTTATCAAAAGCATGATGATGCCTATGACAATGAAGGCATGAATAGTACTTTTGAGTTAATAGCCCGAGCTATGGCCCCCGGTATCGCTGATATTGTTGGGTCTGGTTATGCTGCTATGACACACTCACCTGATGCATGGTCAGGTATTAATGCTGGTGTGTCCGCTACAGCAAAAAGGTTTATGGAAAAAACCTCCCTTATTGGTCCTGCTTTTGGGTATCGTGCTCCTGTTGCTGGTAGTACACAAATCAC